CCGTTGGTTCCGTAGTCTGAGACATTATCTGAATACGCAGGCTATTCTCGAAGCGAACCATTGCGACTGGCTTGCTGTCGATCAGCCGTACTTTGATACGACCACACCGCATGGCCGGGCTTTCGTTGCGCAGTCCATGACCTTTGCAGAGCTGGAAGCGGAAAACGATTCTGTCCGGATCCGGGATGTGTTTGACTATAAATACCGGCAGGGTGAAGTTCTGGCCGGAAAAGCACCTCTCGGATTTTCCATTGAAAACAAACATCTTGTACCTAATCAGGACGCTGAAAAGGTGCTGCATATCTTCCAGTTTTATGCTGCTTGCAATTCCCTGAATCAGACAATCACGCATCTGGAATCTGATATGGGTATCGTTATGACTCAAAGCAATCTTAAAACTGCAATCTTAAAAAATAAAAAATATATTGGTGTGTTCCGTGATAACGATCATTATTGTCCTGCCATCATTCCATTGGATCTGTTTGAGCGTGTACAGGAGCTGCTTGCCATTAATGTCAAAATCAGCCAGAAATATAACTATATATTTAGTGGTTTACTCCGCTGCGCTCACTGCGGTCATTCATTTTCTGGTGCTACACGAAAAATAAAGAAAAAGGCTGGTGGCTTTTACAAATATCCTCTCTACAAATGTCATGGCGCCTATCCAAGCAAGCGTTGCAGCAATCGCAAAGTTATATTCGAATCATGTATAGAAAGGTACCTGATTGCAAATATCAAGCCTCTCCTGCAGGAGCATATTGCAGAATATGAAATTACAAGTGCTAAAGTGATTGATTATGATTCCCGGAGAACAGCACTCCTGAAAAAAATTGATAAGCTGAAAGATCTGTACATAAATGACATAATTACTATGGATGAACTAAAAAGAGATAAAGAGAAATATATAAAAGAATTGGAAAATCTCCCACGCAACCAGGAGCAGAAAGATCTGGCTCCAATCCGGAAGCTCTTAAAGATGGATCTGGATTCTATATATCAGACATTGGAACCAGCAGAACGCCGTCAGCTCTGGAGATCAGTCATTAAAGAAATTCAGATTGACGATCACAAAAATTTAAAGGTCATTTTTTTATGACCTTTTTGTAGTAGTAACTGATAGTAACCTGTGGGTTGCTATCAGTTACTACTACTAATTTATAACGCTATTATATTAAATCAGATAGCAATAAGATCTTTCCATGTTGCCGGTCCGCATACTCCATCTACTTCCAAGGCTCCGTTTCTTGATTTCTGGTATGCTTTAAGAGCATAAATAGTATTGTCCCCAGCTTCTCTGTCAAGGTCAAGAACTTTGCTGTTTCTTCCTTTGAATCCTCTTGCAACAAGAATTTCCTGCAAAAGCAATACGGATGTTCCTGTGCTTCCTAACTGTACTGTTTCCGGTTCAAACATGTATTTGCCTCCTGTTACTGTGTTACTATTTTCCTTTGTGTTGCTTGTCTCTCCATTAACAATACTGTAATCTGGTGTACAGAATTTTGTTCCAGGGAGCTTACTGTTCAGGTAGCTTTTCGCGCATACTCCTCCACCATTGGCTACGATTTCAGATGCTCCCGACGTATTGCCCTCAATCGTATAGAATCTGTCACCGATTACTGCTGTAACGATTCCTGTGTGTGTAAAAGTTCCTCCGCGGTAAAAGATCACAATATCTCCTACTTTCGGGTTTGCGTTCCTTGTGAAAAGGTTTCCTAAGGTCGGGCAGTATACATATGGCCAATGTTTGAGAAGTTTCTTTGCATTTTCTAATCCGAATGCTTTCATAAAGCACCAGCTCACAAAGCAGGCGCACCACGCCTGTCCCTGGTATCCTGGGTAAACGTCGCGCCAATATTTTGTGTAATTAGCTGATCCTGCATTTGCGGTTTTGTCGTTCAGTTGATTGTTACTTTTTTTCTCTAAGTATCCAATCTCATTTTTTGCAATCATTATAACTTTCTCAATCGCTTTATCCATGTTGATTCCTCCTTCCTGTACAGCATAATCTTTGTAGAATATGTTTCTGTCTACCGTTCCAGCAATTCCCGGTATCTTTGCTTTACTGGAATATTGCCATCCTACTCCGAAGTCTGGGCGCAGGCGTTCCTGCAATGTTCCATTATCGTTTTGTGGATAGCGTGCTACCCAAAATTCATACTTTCTCAAATGGCTGCATATTACATTTTCGTACCAGTCTACATTGCAATAGATTCCGAACTTATACCCTGCCTTAACAATAATCTTTTCAAATGCTTCTGTCATTTTGTGGAGACTTTCAGCTCCAAGTGCTCTCTGATTGTTCCACTCAAGATCTAACCAGACTGGAAATTGCAATTTCCGTCCAGCTAATACAGAAATAATTTTCTGTGCCTCTGACTCAATCTCTGGGATTGTCATTGCATAAGAGTATTTATATACTCCTGTTGGAATGTTATGCTCCTGGCACGCTGCATAATTTTTTTCAAAATATTTATCTGTAACGTTCCCGGCTTCTGTGATCCGGAGAATAGCGAACCCCATACCGTAATTCGCGGCTGTTTCCCAGTTGATATTTTTCTGCCAGGCGGAAACATCAATTCCTTTGATTTCCATGTTTACCTCCAGGAAAAGCCCGGCATTATACCGGGCTGTGCAAAATTATTTTGTTCCATCAGAAAACAAGTTGTTCAGGTTTTCGTCCGCCTCTACTTCCGGGATTCCTGCGACGCTTGTGAGCAGACTTACAACTCCGGCCACTACTGCAGATGATACAACCATCTTCCAGTCCACTGCAGAGATCACACTTCCGGCTCCGATCACACCCACTGCAGTCTGTGCCATTGTCTTTACTGCTCTGATTCCTGCTTTCTTCCACCATTTCACTGTGTCTACGCTTGGCTTAAATACGCAATTTTTAAACATTTTGCTCCTCCTTATAATCCAAACTGTTTTGCAATAATTCCAACTGCAATACCTAATATAGCTGTTAATAAGTAACTTGTTACTGTCCGCCACTTTTCCCCGTCTCTTGACTCAAGAGCTTCCAGTCTTGCGCTCTGCTGTCCCTGCTCTTTCACCATGTTCTCCATGTTGTTTGCAAGCGTCTGTACAGATGTAACTAATTCCTGGAGCTGTTGAACACTATTTTCCAGAATTTCAATCCGTCTGTTCTGTCGGTTGTCTTCTGCCTCAATTCTTTTGCGGAACTCCTCATGTTCTGCTCTTGAAATCTGTTCATTTTCCATGCTTATTTCCTCATCATCTACGTCTGCATATTTGCGGCAGGAATACTCAATTATATCTAAATCTTGCTGTATATCCTCCAAAGGTTTTGCTTTCTCTTTGTCTTGAATATACAGCAGTAAATCATAAATAGAAGACCATTGCCTGCTAATAATTTGTAATTTAGTCATGCTTCCCGATTACTCAGTAATTTCCTCCATACCTGCATCAATAAGGAGTTTTTTCACCTTTTCTTTTAACAGACGCGGAACTCTGTTGTATTCCTCTTTTGCTTCCTCAATAGTTTCTTTGCTTAAAATTTCACTCGCCCATAATTTCGCCATCATATCTTTGTCTCCTTTGCTTAACAATAAAATAATTAGATTTCTACGCATAAACCTGTTCGCTCATTTCCAGTAGGCAGTCTTTCAACATTTCGATCTGTTCTGCCTGTTCTGCAAATTTCTGTTCAGTGCTTTTTTCTTTCTCCGGAATATATTTCAGATATTTTTCCGGTGATGCTCTTACAGTTTCCTCTGAGATCTTCTCCTGTTTTTCCCGGAACTGGTTAAAATCATATTCGAATACTGTCTGTTCTGTCTCCGGATCCGTATCCGGATAAGTTTCTGTAACAGTCTTTTCATTCAGACATATCATTACATCCACGTTTCCATCAGGCAGCGCATTCCAAGTTACAGGATCCTGTTTTTCTGTAAATCTTGCTTTCACGACTTACCCTCCTTTTCGCTTTCTCAAATATCTTATCTACGTTATACTTTTCTCTGAAATATTCAGAGTCGGAATGTTTGAACCATCCGTAATATGCTATACACCGGTACGCAAGATCTAATGGTATCGCTTTTCCTTTCTCCACATACTTCCCAGCTTTTACAAATGCCCTGCGTCCTCTCAGGAAAATGCTCCGTCTTACCTCTGTGTGATCCCGATAGATTTTGAATCCCATCATATCAATAGGTTCTCCATAATGTTTCCCGTCTTTGTCTATCCAGTCGATCTGGAACAACTTCCAATCTGGTTTTACCGTCAGATCTAAATACTCATTCATGTACTTAACCAAAAGCTTCATTGCTTTTCTTACGTCTGCCTTTCTGCTTCCAATCAGTAGGAAATCGTCCATGTAGAACAAGACATGATTAATCAGCCTGATTTCTTCTATTGTTCCGTCTCGGTGTTTCTTCCTCTTGAACAGCTTTTCAGCAGCATAATGATAAGCTGCGCTCAGATAATAATTGCAGAGCCATTGGCTCAAGTATGATCCAATTGACAGTCCCTGATCGAATGAGTCAATTAAAACAAAAGTCAAATAAAGCAGATCCTCATTTCTGACCTGCTTCTCTAACATTCTTTTCAGCTTTCTCCTGTTAATGGATGGATAACATTTCCGGACGTCTCCCTTTGCTGCTATTCTGGTCTTGCCCGGATTCTTACGGATCCAGTTCTCAATTGCTGTCTTTCCATAAACCTGTCCCCTTCCTGGAATACTTGCGCACTGATAAGTTCCTATTTTTCTTTCAAATAGTTCTCTCAATCCGTTTGTGGCTACATAATCGTATATCTGCTGTTTTATGCACTCAACGCCTATATCTCTTACTTTTCCTGAATTTCCATCCAGTCTTGCGCTTGTCTTTATAGGATCAAAAGATACTTTTCTAAGTTTTATTTCTTCTTCCATTCCTGCCGCTGCTGTGCAGACTAAATTATGTAACCAGCCTTTAAGGTTTTCTTTTATAATTCTGTGTATCTGTCTGGCTGTAATGATATTCGTATAGTTTGCCAGAAATCTGGCTGTATCCATACGGTTCCATTTATCACTTAGACATTCGTAGATACATGCGGTTATAAAGTTCTGATCTAATGTTATGTTTTTACAATACCGTTTCATTCGTTTCTTGATATAAGGGGTTTTCGGTGTTTCTACTCACCCCACACATGAATCAACTGCATTCATGGTCCTTGTCTCAGGCCCCTATGCTCCCGATCACAAGGTTCGGCTTCAATCAAATTTCGGTGATGCCCCACGCTGCTGTTGCAGGCTCCGTCCTGCGGAGCGAAATGTAACACAAATATCAAGTCATTTTCAAGAAAATCCGGAAACGATATTCCAGTTCGCATTGCCAACGCCATTGTTCGCATTCAGAATCCAGAGGCCGTAAATCGTGCCATTGTTCAGATTGCCCAGGGACAGCCAGGGAACAGGAACCGCTACCTCGTGTTACAAGTCCGTAATTTATTGCTATTCTGCTTTTTCGAAGTTGATTAGTTATCAGTTACATAGAGGGGACAGCCCCTC